TTGTAATTTCTCAATTGCGGTGGGCTACAAGACCGCAACCAAAGAAACGACAGAATGGGTCAGGATCACGGCGTTTGGCAAGTTGGCAGGAATATGTGCCGACTACTTAAAGAAAGGCTCACAGGTCTTTGTAGCGGGTCGTATGACTACCCGTAAGTGGCAAAACAAAGATGGCGTGGATCAATACACAACTGAGGTGGTTGCTGACCAAATGCAAATGCTTGGTGGTCGGCCTGCGGAGGATGCGCCAACGCCAGCAGCAGTAAAAGAAAAAGCAGACGGTGGTTATCGAGCTATGAAGGAAGGCACGTTTGTCCCGATGGAATCTGACTTTAACGACCCACCTTTCTGATGACGCAGACGGAAGAGGCAATACTTATTTCTTGGCGCATCCAGCAATGGTATGAAGGCATGGTTTTAGACGCTAGAGCTATGCAAGATTTGCAGGATGCAATCGAGATGCTTAAAACATTAGCTAAACAGGTGCAAAAATGATTATTAAATCCGTAGATACAGAAAGTAGCCATTGGTATGCTCAAGACGGGTCACCAGCTTATCGAATCATTGGCAAAAACGGCAAAGAACGCAATACTAATTTGCGTGACGCTAGAGAATTAAACCTTGTACCGTCGGTGACAACAATTCTTGGAATTATTGCCAAGCCTGGGCTTAATACTTGGTTGCAACAACAAGTGTTATTGGCTGCGCTAACGTTGCCACGCATTGCTGGCGAAACTGAGGAAAACTGGCTAGAACGGGTTATTTCTGATTCTAAATCTACAGGCCGTGACGCTATGGATCGCGGGACACAAATGCACGGCGTGTTAGAACGGTTTTACAGCGGCGAACGTGACGATTATCCACGTTATGTTGACCAAGTTGATGCGTCAATCAGAATCCACTTTGGGCAGGATCATATTTGGGAGGCAGAACGATCTTTTGCTTACGAAGGGTTTGGCGGCAAGGTTGATTTGATTGCTGAGAACATCGTGATTGACTTTAAGAGCAAAGATAAGCTCGACAAAGTTGTTTCGTACCACGAACAATTGATGCAACTGGCAGCGTATCGTGTTGGTCTTGGCAAACCCACAGCCAGATGCGCCAATGTGTTCTTTACAGAATCTGGTGACGTAAAACTGATTGAGCATAGTGAGGATGATTTGCAACAGGCGTGGGATTGCTTTCAGTATTTGTTAGCGTTCTACAAGCGTAAGAACAACATATAATTAACCGTCGGTGTTGTTCACTCCTTGTTCCATCGACCGCCCCGTAAATGGGGCGTTTTGTTGTAAAAATCCAAATAAATTAAAAATAATTGCAAAAATAGGGTTAACACCTATGCTTTTATTGTTTAGATAGCTTAATATTAGTCATCGCAACACGCGATCAACCACGACAAAAGTTACATAAATGAACAAGCAAACATTCCTCGACAAAACAATCGTTCACATGGGCGAAGTTTGGAAAATTATTGGTGTTGGTACACAAACAGAGCAAAACACTTTTTGCCTTTTGCTTAATTTGCACCGTGGTCGCACTCAAAAAAATGGTTTTTGTGGCGCACAAATTAATGATTGGATTGATACAGAAATTTTAAAATCAGCAAAATAACCCAAAGGGCGCAAGCCCCATTACTACGACAAAAGGTACATAAAATGAGTAAATTGATTGAAGCATTTAAAGCAGACCCATCCGACAAGAACCGCGCAAAGCTAGCGGCATACTTGCAAAAGCACATGATGGCAATTTGCATGGCAAGCCCAGACGAGCAGCAATTTTTAAAATCTAACGGGTTTAAGGGGTAAGCCATGAAATATTCATACATTCAATTAACGGACGAAGGCAAACGCCAGCTGATGCGAGAACTTAGCCGTGAGCTGACCGACAAAAAGATTGCAGAGCTTATGGATCAATTTGCCGATGGGGTAAAAACAGACAGCAATGGCGAACCGTACATCAAAATTGATCGTGACGAGGTGCTGGTGTGTGCTGTGCCGTTGTACACCCACTTTATTGACATTAACCACATTGAAACCGTGACAGCTAACGAAGAAGATTATGAATAAGCGTAACTGGCCTTTCTTGACAGACTTAGGCGATCCTAACTGGACAGGTAGAACCACTCGCACAATGCGTAACCAGACACGCTATTCGGCAGATGACGAACGTATACCGCCTGTTGCTTGGGTTGTTGGTCTACTAATGCTTGCAATGGTGTTTGGTTTTTTTCCACTTTTATCATTGGTGATGTTATGACTGATCAACGATTAGTAAAACAACTTGATTTGTATGAACGTGCTTACCTTGTGCTGACCATTTGGGCAGAGGATTACAGCAACGTTGACCCAGACCATCAGAAAGTTATTACCGATTTGCAACAGGAAATCAAACGGATTACTAAAGAATTAGAACGCAAGCCAGCGTATTGGATGCATTGCGATGGGCCTAAAGCACGGATTGTGTTTACGCCTGAGCCTGGTGCTGTTGCTATGTATCGGCAGGAGGATGTATGAGCGATTACATTAAAAAACTAGCAATTCAAGCCGGTATGGAATGGGACACGCACATTTGGTGTTGGTTAGCAAATCCTCCGCATCTCGAACGCTTTGCCGAGCTAGTACGGGCTGACGAGCGTGAGGCTTGTGCGAAGTTGTGTGATGAATTAGCAGAAAGCAGTTTAGACCATGAAGCAGGTGCGGCTTTAAATATTCGAGAAACAATCAGAGCAAGGGGTGAGAAATGAACAAAATTGATTTAATTATTGATGCGCTTCGACAAGCGTACGAGGACACACCCGGCTGGGTTGAAAAAGTCAATGAAGCTATATACGCAGCCCGTAAGTTGCAACAAGAGTTAGCCAAGCCTGAGCAAGATATTAATATTCTACATATTGGCACGGATGTAATCGAAGAAGGTATGCACCTAATTGTTAGAAGGGGTAATGAAATTATTCACTCACAATTTTATGAAGCACCTAAGCGTCAATGGGTCGGGCTGACTAGCGAAGATTGGGAAAACACGCCAGACACAGGCAAACAAGGTTGTGAACGTGACGCTGAATTGTTTGATTGGATAGAACAAACTTTAAAGGACAAAAACACATGAACCAAGTTGCTCGCAACACCGATCCGTCAACCAGTTGGGACGCAGCTGACCGTGCTAGGGTTTTAGCAGGTCTACACGGTGAGTTGGTGCTTTCTGCCTTACTTAGGTATGGCCCGCAAGGAAAAGACGGTATAGCCACTGTTACGGGACTCGATGGCAATCAAGTAGCCAGGCGCCTGAGTGAGTTGCAACGGGATCATAAAATTGTTTTAACTGGGCGCAACGTGCAAAGCAAATCAGGTCGTGCCGAACGGGAATGGAAAGTTATGCCGCGGCAAATGGATTTGATATGAGCTACATAATTGGAAATTTACCGCCAGTTAAGTGCTTTGTGCGGCGTGAGTATTTGTATAATTTTGAAAAAGGCCACGGTGAACTTGAGCCTTGCATTTGGGTAAGCATCAAGGCAATTCGTGGGCAAGTGTTTCGCATTGAGAGCTTATTGCCACGATACGGCGCTTTGTACGACAAACTGCCTATTCAGGCTTATGTTTGGAATACTAAGCATGGCGATTTAGATTTTGACATTCTGCAACTTTGGGATTGCATGGGCTATAGGTTTACCGTCCACGAAAAGATTGGTCTGCGTAACTTTGGCGTTAAATTCTTAGGTAAAGACAAAGAATGGCACTTTGGTAAATACTTGTTTACGGTAGACTTTTGTGCCGACGGTATGGATGTAGACACAGGTTTTACTGAAGTTGCTGAAGAACACAAATCATTTAACTTTATCCGGTTGGATAATGGGCAGTTTGCAGCGCAGCCTAACAACAGATGCCTTTGGTACGACCAGTCGCTGATACCGGCAAAGACTGACTTTCCAGACTTTCAGGCATCACGCCACATTTGGACTGTAGACGGGTCTCGCAAATGGTCAGCGGGTAACGATTGGTTTTACGATATTAAGGAAAGGCATGAGTGAATACAGCCCACATCCCTGCATAGAATACATTTACGACAACGCACCACATTACGCCAAGGCCAAGGGAGAATTGGCGCAGTTGGAGGCGTTTAAATCAAGCCTAAAGGCTATTCTGATGAAGAAATCAGGAGAATCTGCTGTAACTGCCCAAGAGCGCGAGGCATATGCTCATCCTGATTATCAGAACCTATGTAATGCAATTGGGGCAGCAACTGAGAAAGCTGAGTTGTTAAAGTGGCGGCTAACAAGCGCACAACTACGATTCGATGCCTGGCGTACAGAGCAGGCCAGTAACCGTCAAATTGAGAAATTAACTAAATGACCAAAGCGCAACGTAAGCATTACGAAAAACTTGCCATTCTTGGATGCTCGCTGTGCCGACATTTAGGGTACGGAGAAACTCCGTGCGAGATTCATCACTTACGCCACGCAGGACGCAGGGACTCAGCACCAGTTATAGGACTATGCCCAGAACACCACCGAGGCAACACGGGTGTACATGGCATGGGTCGCAAAGCCTTTGCAGTAAAATATAGCGTGACAGAGGAGGATTTATTAACCCAGACTGAGGCGCTAATTTGAGAGCTAAACGGGTTGACGTTAATCAAAAAGAAATTGTTGATGCGCTGCGACAATTAGGGTTTTCTGTTACAGATTTGTCAGCCGTAGGCAAAGGTTGCCCAGATTTACTAGCGGGAAAAAGCGGTATTACTTACCTATTTGAAATTAAACGGGACAATAAAGCAAAATTCACACCGCAGCAAATTGAGTGGCAAAACGGTTGGAAAGGTGGTATTTTTGTTAGAATTGAGTCTATTGACGATGTTTTAGCATTGTGAGGCCATGATGGATTATCCTGCCGTTTTCGTGTCTACATTGTTTCATAGCGGAACAAATGCTCACTTTATGCATTTACAAACGGACAGTTACGCCAAGCATAAAGCGTTGCAAAAATACTACGAAGGCATCATTGATTTGACCGACAGCTGGGCCGAGGCGTATCAAGGTTGTTACGAGCAGATCAAAAGCTATCCTAAAGATTTTCACCTAGCTACAGACCCAGTAAAATACATTACGGCAATTAAATCATTTGTTAAAGATATTCGTGATGAATTGCCTAAAGATTCAGAATTGCAAAACCTTGTCGATGAGATTGCTGACTTAATTGATTCAACACTTTATAAATTAAAGGCGTTCAAATGAATAAGCCTGGACTCTACGCAAACATTCTTGCCAAACAGGAACGAATTAAAGCAGGCAGCGGCGAACACATGAGAAAGCCAGGCTCACCAGGCGCACCTACGGCTAAAGACTTTAAAGAATCAGCGAAGACAGCCAAGGACACTAAGAAATGACAGCGGCTTGGCAACGTAAGGAGGGCAAGAACCCTGCTGGCGGTCTAAATGCCAAGGGTCGAGCGAGTGCCAAAGCAGAGGGCATGAACCTCAAGCCACCCGTTAAGGCAGGCGATAACCCACGCCGAGCCAGTTTTCTTGCACGAATGGGCAATATGCCAGGGCCAATGGAAAAAGACGGGAAACCGACCAGACTAGCCCTAGCCTTAAAAGCATGGGGCGCATCAAGCAAAGAAGATGCAAGGGCAAAAGCCAAGAATATCAGCGAACGGAATAAGTAAGCTAAACTTAAAATATCTTAAATCTACGACAATTGAGAAAGATATGGCAGTTAAAAAACAATTAACAAATATTAAAGGTGCAGGCAGACCCAAGGGAGTGCCTAACAAATCCACCACAAAGGCTCGTGAGGCGATTGCAGCGTTTGTTGATGGTAATGCACACTTATTACAAACGTGGCTTGAGCAGATCGCTGTAGATGATCGATATGGGCCAAAGACAGCATTTGAATGTTTCATGGCTGTCGCTGAGTACCACGTTCCTAAACTTGCACGAACCGAACATACTGGCGCTAATGATGGCCCGATTGAAATGGTGGTCAAGTGGCAAGACGGGAAGTAACTCTGCCCTACTCTCCAAGGGGCGCTTTCAAACCATTCCATAACCGCACCGAGCGTTGGGCTTGCTTGGTTGCCCACCGTCGAGCAGGCAAGACTGTCGCAGCAATCAACGACATTATCCGTGCCGCACTCATGTGCAAGACTGAAAGCCCACTATTTGCCTACATTGCACCTTTTCGCAGCCAAGCTAAGTCTGTGGCTTGGGACTACATCAAACGCTTTGCAGCACCAGTTCTTGCATCAAGCAACGAGGCCGAGCTGACGGTTGAGCTTATAACTGGTGGCAAAATACGTTTGTTCGGTGCTGATAATGCAGATGCAATGCGCGGTTTAGGTTTTGATGGCGTGTTTATGGACGAATACGGGGACTTTAGACCTAGCGTGTGGGGTAACGTCATTCGTCCTACTTTGTCAGACAAGCAGGGTTGGGCTGTGTTTGCCGGTACGCCAAAGGGTAAAAACCAGTTTTGGCAGATATTTGAAACAGCTAAGAAAACGCCTGACGAGTGGTTTCACCTTGTTTTAAAGGCTAGTGAGTCTGGTCTATTGCCTGACACAGAGCTACGAGCAGCTGCCGCACAGATCAGCGATGACCAGTTTCTACAAGAGTATGAGTGTTCGTTTGAGGCGGCTATTCTTGGCGCGTTCTATGGCGAGGACTTACGCAAAGTGACCGAGGCCGGACAAGTTAGGCGTGTTGACTACGATCCGCACATACCTTGCCACACGGCTTGGGACTTGGGTTATCGAGATGACACGGCAATTTGGTGGTATCAAGTCGTGCGTAACGAAATCCACATCATTGATTATTTTGCAATAAGTGGTGCAAATATCGAGGAAATAGCTAAAATAGTGCTACAAAAGCCGTATATTTACGGTAAACATTACCTACCGCATGACGCGAGGGCTAAAACCTTGGCAGCTGCGGGTAAGTCAGTCATTGAGCAATTGGCAGAGTATTTAGGTATCAACAACATGGCTATCGTGCCTGACTTGTCGGTGCAAGATGGGATTCAAGCGGTCAGGCAGATGTTGTCGCAATGTTGGTTTGATGCTGAACGCACACACGATGGGTTAGAAGCACTAAGGCAATATCAACGGGAATATGACGAGGACAAGAAGGCATTTAGGCAAACGCCCAGGCATGATTGGACTTCTCACCCAGCTGACGCATTTAGGATGTTGGCGATTGCTTGGAGGCTAGAGCCAAAGGTTAAGCAAGCAGATACAGAAAAGCCTCTTATGGTCGGGCCAGAAAACACAGTAACTTTAAATGATATGTGGGCAACCCACACAACACAACGGAGTAGAAGATTATGAGTGGCGTAGCAAATCCTTATCGTTACCAATACGAACACATTGCAGCAAGTTCATCGGCGCAGGTTTTAGGCGGTACAGGCGCAATTGGTGATTACATTCACAGATTGGTTTGTACGGTCAATACAGCATTGACTTCAACGGTTCAAATCGTTGACGGTACAGGCGCAGGCATTTTGACGCATACTGTGTTGCCAGCTGCGGTCGGCGGCGGCATTGGTGTGTATAACATCGAGCTAAACGCAGTATCTGCAAACGGCGCTTGGAAGATTACAACTGGCGCAGGCGTTGAAGTCATGGCGGTAGGTATTTTTACGCAATGATCGTAGCAAGCGTATTGCGGTCTGGTGGTGATTTCAAGCCTGAACACGTTTATGCGCTTGAAAAGATGTGTGCCAAATATTTGCCAAGCCATGCGTTTGTTTGTTTATCTGATCTAAAACTGGATTGCCACACGTTGCCTTTGCTGCACAATTGGGACGGTTGGTGGTCAAAGATGGAGTTGTTTAGGTTACCAAGTGCGCTGTATTTTGACTTAGATACCGTGTTGACTGGTGACTGTACGGCAATGATTGAGGCGGCAAAGCAGCATGATTTTGTGATTATGCGTGATGTTTATCGGGGTCAATACAACCCGAAAGCAATGCAATCAAGCATGATGTATTGGTCAAAATCTGTTGATTTGTACGACAAGTTTGCTGCATTACAGATGTATACGGCGGGTGGTGACCAGACTTACATTGAACACTTTATGCGGGACAAAGTGACATACTGGCAGGATATTGCGGATGGGATAGTGAGCTTTAAGGCTGATGTGCTGCCAAACGGGTTAGACGATGCCAAGGTAGTAATATTCCACGGCAAACCTAGACCGTGGGAACAAACAAGGATACCGTATGAAATTGGTTGAAGGCTGGTACGTACCTGACTTTGATGAAGTTTGCATCACGGCATTGTTAAACGAATTGCCTGATTTAACGTTAAGTTACATTTACGTTAACAACTTCAGAACTGTCATTCAAGCAGGTGGCAACATTGGATTATTTCCTGCAAATATGGCTAACTATTTTGAAAGAGTGATTACCGTCGAGCCTGATGCGTTAAATTATTCAGCCTTGGTATTAAATACAAAAGGCATTTTAAACATTGAACATACGCAAGCTGCGTTTGGTGACAAAACAGGTATTGCGGCTGTTGACAGAATCCAGCCTGACAATATAGGAGCGCATCAAATCAAAGCAGGCAATGAGGTGCGAGTCCTTACGATTGACTCGTTTGATGTAAATGATTGTGATTTTATCCAGTTAGATATTGAAAGTTACGAACATTTGGCGTTGCTTGGCGCAGAACAAACCATTAAAAAAACATATCCGGTTATCACGCTAGAGCTTAAAGGTTGTGGCGAAAGATACGGTTATAGCAATGAAAATACGATTAATTTGCTTGCGAATTGGGGCTATCAGATCGTCGGGCGGGTCAACCGTGACGTAATTTTTGCGAGAATTTAAGATGGAAGCATTGACTGGTGTGCAAAAATGGCTGAATACAATCAGCCAATACGACAATGAATTTAAAAAGTGGGAAGGTCGCACCACTAAGATTGTTAAGCGTTACCGTGATGACAACCGCAATCAGAATACAAACGAAACCGCTAAATTTAATATTCTGTGGTCTAACGTACAAACGCTGATCCCTGCCGTATACGCTCGATTACCAAAAGCAGACGTTGCTAGACGCTTTGGCGATAACGATCCAGTTGCCCGTGTTGCCGCACAACTCATTGAACGTGCCTTGGACTTTGAGATTGAGCATTACACCGATTTCAGATCGACAATGAAACACGCAGTTGAGGACAGGTTCTTAGGTGGTCGAGGCGTGGCATGGGTGCGCTACGAGCCACACGTTCGGGCGCAAGACATTCCTGAAGATGGGCTGCAAATCACAGAAGATGTAGACGAAGTTGACAGCGAAGGCCAACAAATTAAAACAGCAATGCCTGGCATTGATGGCGCTTTGGGTGAAGAAGTCGAGCCACAAGAAGAAATTGAGTACGAGTGTGCGCCAACTGATTATGTGCATTGGAAAGATTTTGGTCATTCAGTTGCACGAACATGGGAAGAAGTCACAAGCGTCTGGCGTTGGGTGTACATGACAAAAGAAAGCCTTGCCGAACGATTTGGCGAAGAAATGGCTAAAAAAATACCATTAGATGCAGGGCCTGAAACGAATAAACAGTATTCAACCCAGTCCAAAGATTTCACAAGGGCAAAGATTTGCGAGATTTGGGACAAAGAAAGTGGCAAGGTGTACTGGATTAGCAAGAGTTGCCCAGACATATTGGATGAACGTGAAGATCCGCTAGAGCTAGAGAATTTCTTTCCATGCGCTAAACCGTTGTACGCCACAATGACGAGCGACACGCTTGTGCCTGTGCCTGACTTTGTGCTTTATCAAGATCAAGCCACAGAGCTAGACATTTTGACTGATCGTATCGACGGGTTAGTTAAGGCATTGCGTGTGCGTGGGGTCTATGACGCATCACAACCCACTTTACAGCGTCTTTTGACTGAAGGCGATAACAACACACTTATCCCTGTTGATAAATGGATGGCGTTCTCTGAAAAAGGCGGCTTAAAAGGGTCTATTGACTTGTTGCCGTTGGATACCCTGTCAAATGCTCTATTGCAATGCTATCGGGCAAGAGATGAAATCAAAAACCAAATTTATGAAATCACAGGTATTAGTGACATTGTTCGGGGACAGACAGCAGCTAGTGAAACCGCTACGGCACAACAGATTAAGGGTCAGTATGCAGGACTGCGCTTGCGCTCGATGCAAGAAGATGTTGCCTTGTTTGCAAGTGAGTTATTCCAGTTAAAAGCCCAAGTCATTTGCACTAAATTTCAGCCCACAACTATCTTAATGTACGCTGCCGCACAAGGTATGCAACCGGCAGATCAGGCGCTTATCCCACAGGCGTTGCAGTTAATCCAAGACAAGCCATTACGTTCGTTCCGCATCCAAGTTGACTCAGATAGTCTGGTGCAGATTGACGAAAATCAAAACAAACGTGAGCGAGTTGAGTTCTTGCAAGCGATGGGTGGGTTCTTGACGCAAGCCTTGCCAATGGGTCAACAAGCGCCAGAGTTAGTGCCTATGTTGATTGAATTGGTTAAGTTTGGCGTTGGCGCATACAAAAAAGCCACACCGATTGAGGGTACGATTGACCAGGCTATGCAAGAGTTGCAGAAAAAGCAGCAAATGATGGCGCAACAACCACCACCGCCAAACCCTGAAATCATGAAGATGCAGGCAGAGCAGCAGTTTGAGCAAATGAAGATGCAAGCTCAAGCCCAAAACGAGCAAATGAAGATGCAGGCCACAGCGCAGGCTGAACAACTACGGGCGCAAGCCGATATTCAGGTAGCTCAAGCCAAGGCGCAGGCAGACGTTCAAATGCACCAAATGAAACTGCAAGCCGAAACACAACTTGAGGCGCAAAAACAACAGTATATGCAGGCAATGGAACAAGCCAAGTTGCAAGCCGCTGAACAATTGGAAAAGTGGAAAACTGAGCTAGAGTCTGCAACCAAGATTATGGTGGCTAGGATTGGGGCGAACCCAGGCTTAGACTTGCCATTGCTTGAGGCTCAAGAGGCTGCAAGCACCAAGATTGCCGCAGAACTGGGTGACAATGTGACGCAAGCAATGAACCGTATGGTTCAGATGCACGAAAACATGAACAATATGCACAACATGGCAATGGATAAGATTAATGGCGTAATGACGGTTATTGCAGCACCTAAGAAGATTGTCCGTGGCGCAGATGGGAGAGCCGCGGGGGTCGAGCTTGCATGAACGGTTACTGGGATACCGGAACGTGGGACGATGCGACATGGGATTATGTGCCTGTCATCGTCGAGATGGATATGCACGATGGCGGTAAACGCAAAAAAGAGGAAGATGCCTACCTTAAAGCAGAGGCAGACAAAGCAAAAGCAAGACGAGATGAGGTTTTAGCGTTATTTGAGCAAATAGTTGAGGGTAAACCAAGAATTGCGGAGGAAATTGCAGAACCGTTTGTGATTGAAGCAACAGCGCAAGCGCCAGCTGTGATTGATTACGATGCAATGTTGGCTGATTTGAATCGAGTAAACAGGATTTACAACGAACACATAGAAATGGATGATGAGGACGTTTTAGCTTTGATATGAAAAAAACTTACATATACGTTAATGGCGAACTGGTCGAGAAAGGTTCAAAAGAGCATTACGAGAGCCTTGGCCCAATGGTTATGCCTGACATTGCACCTTACAAATCTATGATCGACGGTTCGATGATTACGAGCCGTTCGGTGCATCGTGACCATTTGCGACAGCATGGCTGCATTGAAGTAGGTAACGAAAAGATGGAAACCAAGTTGCCACCACCAAAAGATACACGGCGGGAAGTTATGCGGCAACAATTGGGAAATATGACACACAAGCAAGCAAATCAGATTCTTTCACAACTACGCCGTAAATTTACCTAAAGGGGTATGAATGGACAATACTGAACAGCCAGATCGTCGAGAATTACTGTCACAGCAGTTTGACGAGGTTCAGAATGAAACACCCGTCGAGGCAGTCAGGACTCAGCCCGAACCCGATCTTGAGCCACCGCCAGAACCACCCGTTTGGGAAAGACCGCCAGCATCGTGGAAAAAGGATTATCACGAAGCCTGGACAACCGCTGATCCAAAGCTAAAAGAATACGCTTGGAAACGTGAAGAAGAAATGAAAGCAGGGGTTCAGCCTCTGCTGTCAAAAGCGCAATTTGCCGATCAAATGCAGCAGGCCATTGAGCCTTATATGCAAAACATTCGTGGGCTTGGCATTGAAGCACCGCAGGCGGTAAAAGCCTTAATGGAAGCTGATAATTTATTGCGCCACGGCTCACCACAACAGAAGCAAGCATATTTTGCCCAACTAGCCCAACAGTATGGGATCAATATGGGCGAAGTGCAGATTCAACCAACTGATCCTAATTTTTACGCTATTCAAAACGAGCTTGCACAAGTTCGTGGCGAGGTGTTAAATTGGAAGCAACAGCAGGAAGCAGCACAGAATCAAGCACTTTTGAATGAAATTAGTGAATTTCAAACAAAAGCAGAGTATTTTGAGGAAGCACGTCCAACAATGATCCAGTTGCTTAACAGCGGCGTGGCGAAAGACCTGGATGATGCGTATCAAAAAGCAATACGCCTAGATAATGACTTGTTTACTAAGCATCAGCAAGCCTCACAGGGTCAAGCAGATGCGGCAAAACGGGAACAATCGAACAGGGCAGCGAAAGCGGCTCGGGCGGCAGCGGTCAGCGTTAAAAGTTCCACACCAGGGGCGGCAACGAGTACCAAAGCGCAAGATAGGCGTTCATTATTGTTGGAGCAATTTGACAATCTTAATGAGCGTTTTTGATAACCTAATCGGAGATTACTATGGCATTTGCCAATAGCTCGATCAGCGACATCATTGCGACTAACATTCAAAGCCGCACAGGTGAACTTGCTGATAACGTAACAAATAACAACGCTTTACTGCGCCGTTTGAAAGAACGTGGCAACGTAAAGACGTTTTCAGGCGGTAACGTGATTTTGCAAGAGATCATGTATAACGACTCAACAACCAACAACACCAACAGCTATTCAGGCTATGAAGTGTTAAACGTGTCGCAAAACAGCCCCATTTCGGCTGCTCAGTTCTCAATCACCCAGTACGCATCGGCAGTTTCGATCAGCGGCTTGGAAATGATCCAAAACAGCGGTAAAGAAGCGATTATCGACTTGCTTGACGGTCGTATGAATGTGGCTGAAGCTCAGTTGGCTAACCGTATTTCGGGTGACATTTACCTAGACGGTACGGGTAACTCAGGCAAAAACATTACTGGCCTCGGTGCTGCAATTCCTGACGCACCAACAACCGGCACATACGGCGGCATCAATCGTGCGACTTTCACGTTTTGGCAATCTGTTGCCTATTCAGGCGTGACCAACGGCGGCTCTGCTGTTTCGGCATCGAACATCCAATCATATATGGATGCTCTAGCTGTTCAGTTGATTCGTGGAACTGACAAGCCTGATCTGATCGTTTGCGACAACAACTATTACAAATTGTATTTGCAATCGTTGCAGTCGATCCAACGTATCACAGACGGTGGCAATTCGCAAGCTGGCGCTGGTTTCGCATCGTTGAAATACTACGGCGCAGGTATGGCATCTGACGTAATTTTGGACGGTGGTATCGGTTCAGCCGCAACAGCAAACCATATGTGGTTCTTGAACACTAAATACATTATGTTCCGTCCACACGCTGATCGTAATTTCGTGCCAATCGGCGGCGAGCGTCAAGCAGTTAACCAAGACGCAATCGTTAAGCTCATCGGATTTGCCGGCAACCTCACATCTTCAGGCCCGCAATTCTGCGGCGTGCTGATCGCTTAAGGAAAACCATCATGGCATATACATTCGACGAACCCCGTGCAGGACTCCTGCAAATTGCTCAAACGGATTCTGGTATTACTACAGCAGGCGGCACGACCATCCCAACGCCCCCAGCTGTTTTAGGTACTATCGTTCGTGCATTTGATCCAACTTACGGCGAAGGCGAGTTCATCTTGCTGTTAGGCGTGGCATCAACTGTTGTTGGCTCGGTTGTGCGTTACAACGCTACAACTTATCAAACAACTTTGGTTGTCAACACCGCCGTTCAAGACGTGCCTGTTGCAGTCGCTATGTCGGCTTGCACAGCGGGTCTTTATGGTTGGTATCAGATTGCTGGTAATGCAGTCATCAAGAAAACTGCTGTGACCGTTGCACCTAACGTCACTCTGTTCTTGTCGGCTACAGCCGGTCGTGTAAAAGTCTTGGCATCTGCTGGCTTGCAAGTTGTTGCTGCTCGTTCAGCCAACCTGACTACCGTTACTTCTACGACTTCCACGGTCACTGTGACCATCAACCGTCCACATCTACAGTCACAAATTACCTAATGATTGAAGCTGTTCTTGATGTAGTTGGAAACACAGAGCCTGACGTTTTGTTGGGCAATGTGCAGCGATCCGTAAAAAGATCGCTGCCTTGGTTTGATTTTGACGAGTCACGCCAAGGCAGCGTCTGTCTTGTTGGTGGTGGGCCAAGTCTGGTTGACACAATTGACCAGTTGCGGTTACGCCATCAAAACGGTGCAAAAGTATGGGCTGTAAACGGCACTTACGACTATATGATTGGGCAAGGCATTATTCCTGATGCGATGGTAATGTTAGACGCTCGACCAGAGAACGTGAGATTTGTTCAAAATCCACAGCAATCGACTACGTTTTACATTACAAGCCAATGCGACGATGCAATATTTGATGCGTTGGAAGGTTACAAAGTAGTGCTAGTACACGCCAATACGCCTGGTGTTTATGAATTGCTTGAGCATGAAAAAGCTCGACCAGTTCATTTGATGGGTGGGTTTACAACTGTTGGCATTTTGTCGTTGATATTGGCTAAGTTGCAAGGCTTTAAACGTATCTTTATGTTTGGCATGGATTCAAGCTATCGAAATGGCGAACACCACGCTTACGAGCAAACAAGTAACAATGGCGAACGTATTATTGACGCTATGGTGAACGATGTAACCTATAAGTGTGCGCCGTGGATGGCACAGCAAGTAACGGATTTTCAGAATGTCGTGGCAGGCTTTGAAGATGTCACGATTGAAGTATGTGGCGATGGGCTTTTGCACGAAATGGCAAAAGCAATGAGTAATTAAACTTAAAGGACTATCATGGCATTTCCATCAAGAATTCAAGGCGCAGGCAACTCGCCACTATCTGCTTCAACAATTTGCGGTGACGGTGCAACTGGCTTAGTTGCAACAGGTTCAACTGCATCAGATGCGTTGCAAATCTCAGCCGTTAATAACACAATTACCACTTCGTCTGCATCAACTGGCGTTAAATTGCCACCGACTGAAGTTGGCGCACAGGTCATTATTCGTAATGATTCTGGTCAAACAATTACAATTTATCCGTACAATACAAGCAGCACAATTAACGCAGCTGCATCAAGCGTAACGGTTGCAACAGCAAAAACAATTCTGTTGGCAGCAACTTCCGCCACTACATGGGTTTCAATCACAGGGGCATAAATTGGCTTTAGACAGCGATGTTTTCAACGCAGATTCTCACCTACATGTCGAGTTCTATGTTTACGATAAAGATCCTTATAAAGATAAGCCGTTTGTTAGAATCATAGTGCCAGGCGATAAAACGACGATTATTGATCAACCCGTTCGGGACGATCATAAGCAGCGTTTCCCTCGCCAATGGTTGCACTTTCAAATGCAAAACAATAATGCAGAAATTATTGGTGTGCCGTTGAAACAATGGGTACAAGACGATCCTGAAAACTTTAACGATATGCAGATGGCAGAATTGCAAATTTTTAAGTTTCAGACCGTTGAGCAAGTTGCTACCGCTACCGATAACCAATTGCAGCGTATTGGCATGGGTGCGGTGGGCTTGCGAGAGCAGGCAAGGCGTTATTTACAAGTTAAAAACCAATCTTCAAGTCAAACTGAAATTGAAAAAACAAAGCAAGAGCTTGCTGAAGTTAAAGAGCAAATGGCGGCTTTGATGGCTCAATTATCAGAAAAGAAGGTTGGGAGGCCAAAAAAAGAGGACTAAATGTCATCAACGATGCTACAGCTAGTAACCCAAGTCACTAATGAGCTTGGGGTATCAACGCCAACTACTGTGGCATCAAATACCAACCAAGATGTAATTCAAATCTTGGCGTTAATGAACGCTGCCGGTTATGAATTTTTAAGAAAGCATGACTGGCGGCAATTAACAAAGCAATATACATTCACAACGGTCTATACCCAAACAACGGGTAACGTGACGCTGAACACTTACACCATCACCGGCATCCCATCGACTGCTGGGCTTGATTCAACGTATCAAGTGGTGGGCAACGGTATTTCAAACGCTTGTTACATTGAGTCGGTTGACTCAGCCACGCAAGTAACCGTCAACTTGCCATCTACAGGGACGTATACAGGGGCTACGATCACTTTTGAAAAGGTGAAGTACGCATTACCCTCAGATTACGAATCAACCGTTCCAAGAACCCATTGGGACAAATCGAAACATTGGGAAATGCTTGGTCCTGAAAGCCCACAGCAATGGGAATGGCTGTTGTCTGGCTTTATCTCAACTGGCCCACGGATTCGTTACCGATTGCTTGGCAAATACTTTCAGATTTGGCCTGGCGTTTCGACTAACGAGTTGTTAGGTTACGAATATCGGTCAAATGGTTGGGCGTTATCAGATACCGGCGTTGTAAAAACATCTTTCACTGCCGACAACGATACTTGTATTTACCCAGATCGCTTGATGGTTTTGGCTACCAAACTCAAGTATTTTGAGGCTAAAGGCTTTGATACCACAGCAATGTATCGAAATTATATTGAAGAATTCGAGATTGTTCGGGCGCAAGATACGTCAGCAGCTAATTTGTCGTTTGCACCACGCCCAGGCACAGTTTTGATTGGGTATGATAACGTGCCCGACACGGGTTATGGGGTTAACTAACGTGTGCCCAAGACTTTCTAGATTTAATTTCAGAAATAACGGATTGGCTAACTCCGTGTTCAATTGCAATAATTCTATGAACACGGTTGTCTTGTCTAATTGCCAAAACTTTTTCAACAGTCAATTTAGACATTGGGTGCTTTTCGCCCATCTTTTGCGTGCCATGTTTAAACTTGTCTTGGCTGTTATTTGTTCTGTTATCCCATCGAAGATTGGTCAACGCATTATTCCAAGGATCGCCATCAGCATGGCAACATTCCATTCCCTCTGGTCGTTTACTTACAAACGCTTCCATAACCAATTTGTGCGGGTAAAAAGTGGTCACTTTATCAAATTTAGACAAACAAATTTGCGGACGATTCAATCTTTTATTCAATTGAAGTTTTTTAATCAGTCCGGTTTTTGCGTTTTTAACATTGCCAAAATCAGAAACTTGGTAAAGACCCTCAAAACCAATAACATCACGCCATTGTTCCATAATAATTCCCTCATGTTAAATGAAGGGAAAGTATAACATGGCAAGCCGACTTGTTCAAGGTGCGGCGGCTCGTGTTCAATCATTGCCAGCGCCTATTGGTGGTTGGAACGTGCGAGATTCTATTGCAAACATGGATACGCTCGATGCCGTTCAATTAACCAATTTGTTCCCCACAGTCAATAATGTGGTGTTGCGTGGTGGATACACAAAATATTCAACCGGCATTTCAGGTCAAGTTCAGACATTGATGGGTTATTCAAGCGGCGCAATTGACAAATTATTTGCAATTGCGGGAACATCAATTTACGACTGCACCAATGGCGGTGCTGTTGGCGCAGCTGTAAAGACAAGTTTAAGCAACGCTAAATGGGAATATACCAACGTCACAACGCCTGCCGGTGGTTACTTATATGCGGTCAATGGAATTGATGCGCCGTTGCTGTATAACGGATCGATTTGGACAAATCCAACCATTACTGGTGTAACCGCATCAACTTTAAGCAATATCACCACGTTTAAAAACCAAGTTTGGTTTACGCAAGCATCAACATTAAAAGCATGGTACTTACCTACCTTATCCATTCAAGGTGCTGCAAACGCAATTGACATGAGTTCAGTTGCTCAATTAGGTGGATATTTAGTTGCAGCGGGGACTTGGACAATTGATGCTGGCTATGGAGTAGACGATAACCTAGTGTTCATAACTTCCAATGGCGAGGTTATTGTTTATTCTGGTACTGACCCATCAGATATTACAAAATTTGCTCTAGTGGGCGTTTGGCGCATTGGTAAGCCTGTTGGCAAACGATGCTTGATGAAGTATGGCGGGGATATGATTATTCTTACCTATAACGGTCTTTATCCACTTGCCGCTAGTCTTCAATCATCTAGACTAGACCCAAGAATTGCATTATCAGACAAGATTCAAGGCGCATTTTCTGCGGCAACGCAGTCTTATGGTGATAATTTTGGTTGGGATATTAGTTTTGATCCTAAACACAACGCTTTGACTGTAAATGTGCCAATTCAAGAAGGGCAGCAACAGCAATATGTGATGAATAACATTACTAAAGCATGGTGTAATTTTACAGGCCAATATGCTAATTGTTGGACAATTTTTGAAAACGAACCATATTGGGGCGGTAACGGATTTGTTGCCCATGCATGGGATGACAATTACGCAAATGACACAAGCGATATAAACGGTTACGCGTTGCAAGCATTTAACTACTTTGATGCCCGTGGGGTAAAAAAGTATTTTACTAGAGCAAGACCGTCAATTTTCACAAACGGTACGCCATCAATTTTTATTGGTTTAAACATGGATTTTGATTTGGCAGACACAACTGCGGCGCTAAGTTTTAGCCCACAAGTATCTGCAAAATGGGACGTTGCGCTATGGGATGTTGGTTATTGGGCTACAGATACGGTTATCACAAACAACTGGCAAGGCGTGACTGGCATTGGTTATTGCGCTGCAACTCAATTTAAAACGGCCTCTCAAGGAACGACAATTCTATGGGCATCGACGGACATTGTTTATCAACAAGGTTGGGCTGGCATATAGTCCAGGGCGATGTAATTGGCTATTGGGTAGCTGACCGAGTACAAGGTAAGTATTTTGCAGATAATTCGCAAGCAATTGGGTTAGAGCATGATGGTCAAATTATTGCAGGCGTAATTTACGAGAATTGGAACAAAGCCTCGATTGTGTGCCATATAGCAATTGAAGGCCGTATGACAAAAGGGTATTTAAAAGCGATATTTAGTTACCCTTTTGAGTTTTGTAAGGTAAAAAAGATTATTGTGCCGGTAAGCAGTACCCATGCAAAAAGTTTAAAATTAGTTACTAAGATGGGTTTTATTGAAGAAGCAAGGGTTAAAAATGCAGCACCGGATGGCGATATTATATTTTTGACATTGGCAAAAGAAAATTGCCGGTTTCTAGGGGTAAATAATGGGTAAGTCAGCATCAGCACCACCAACACCGGATTATGTCGGCGCAGCCAAGCAGCAAGGTATTGATAATCTTGCCTCTGCAAAGCAATCCAATATTATGTCTAACCCAAATATGTACACACCGTTTGGCAATCAAACGGTTACTTATTCAAACCCGACATTTGACCAATCTTCATACGAAACAGCGTTGGCTAAATACAACGCAAATAAAATTGATCCAAATTCTTATTATCGGTCTGGTGAAAGCGGTCAAACAACTTTTGATCAAGCAGGATTTGATGCAGCTAATGCACAGCGAGGTGCAGCGCCAACCCGTGAAGCATTTACAACTGGCGGCGGCCAACCAACAATTACGCAGTCATTAAATCCGCAAGCGCAACAAACACTTGACGCTCAAATGCGTGTCCAAACTGCTTTGGCTAATCTTGGTCAGACAGGCGCAAATAATGCTCAGAACGTTTTAAATCAATCGTTTAATCCAAATTTAGCGCCTATTCAAAATACAGTTGCTAATTCAGGCAACATTCAAAATACAGTTGCGCCATCGGGCAATATTCAATCAACTATTGCGGGATATAACCCTGTACAAGTTTCTAATGTGCAAACGGGATTGGGCGCAGGTGATTATGGATTAGCAAGAGCAAACACTCAAGCAAATACTTATGGTTTGGCAAGCGGTAACGTTAATGCCAATACTTATGGTTTAGCACAAGGCTATGTGCCGTTGCAAACATCATTAAACACAAGCAATTTAACGCAAATGCCTACTAATGCAGGTATTAATGCACAACAAGCTATTCTTGATCGGTTAAACCCAACAATTCAACAAGGCGATACGTCATTTAAACAAGCGTTGGCAAATCAAGGGTTAGCGCCAGGCACAGCTGCCTACGATGCTGCGTTTAGAAACCGTGAAATGAGCAAAAATGACTTGTATAACCAAGCGGCCTTGCAAAGTATTAACGTTGATATGGCGGCTCGGCAACAAGGGTTAAATGAATTAAATACAACTGGCACATTTGGCAATCAGGCTTTATTGGCGGG